TCTACAACACCTGCATTTGGAGCCGCTACTGTTCCATTTTGAACTTTGTGGTACAAAGACTCTAAATCTGTTTTAGGTGTAAAACCAGTAGCACCACCTTCGTTATCATCAAAAAAATCAACACCATTTTTTATCTGATTATCCACTTTATCCGGCGATGATATACCATATCTAAAGTTTTTCAAATCTGCAGCTAAATCTTTAAGTGCCACCTAATATCCCCTTATGCGTTTTGTAATTTCATATCACCAGTTGTTCTGATGAGTTTATTTAGTAAAAATTGATTTTGTTCTCTTAAAGTTCTACTTTCTTTTGCAACATCTTTTAATATTTTGTTAGTTTCCGTCATATCAGCACCAAATCCCATCTCATTCTTAGCGCCTGAAAATACCTCTCCTTTGTGAACCTCAGCCATACCACTTTCTTTCACCACACCACCTTTATCTAATGATGGAATTGCCTTTATCAAACCATACATACCTGCAACTGCACCACCTGCTGCTATTAAACCCAAACCTGCAGGAATAAATGAAAAGCTTGAGAATATACCACTAATAGCAGTTGCTATTCTCCTTCTCATTAATATTCCTTGCAAACCAATTTGGGTAGTCATTAAACCTATATGAGCTATCAACATAGCTTTTTCAAAATCCATATGTTTTGCTTCTGCTTCTCTTCTTTCTTTTGCTAACTGAGAGCTTGTTTTTTCACCGGCTACCATCTTACCTAAGTCAGCAACACTAACACCAAGTGCGTCAGCCATAGCCTTTCTCTGAACTACATTCATAGCCTGAAAATCCGCTTCAGTACCAACCTGATTTACTATTTCTTTCTGTAAACCTTCTAAATCTCCTGCGAGTGACAATTCTCTAGCTTTATCTAAATTTAAAGCCCTACCTGTTAGTAATTGAGCTTCTAATTGTTTTTCAATAGATGATTCAAAATCCAATAGACTTTCAGCTACACCAGCAACTGTATCTAAATTCAATCCTAATTTTGCGGCTTGTGCGGCGGCAGCGGCTATATTCTTACCACCATCCTTAGCAAATTTAGCAAATGTTTCTGTAGAGTTAGCTATATCTTCCAATACCAACTTTGGCATCACACCGGCAGTTCTAGCAGTAGCCTCAAATACTTCAATCATATTTAGGCTTGTTTCTAAACTACCACCTTGTATGATTTGTATAGATTTAGCTAATTTAGCTGCTTCAGCACCACCTAAACCTGTAAATGCAGATATTTCTGCAAAGTTTCTCATAGTATTTGCAGATAGTTCTTCTACATTACCAAATTCTTTAGCTATTGATGTTACAAAAGTAGCAGCTTGTTGAGAATCACCACCCATTAACTTTAAATACTTTGAAGCAACAGTTATCTTAGCTCCTAAAGCAGCAGCCTCTCCAACACCTACTCCTAATTCCTGCCTTACCTCTTTTGCGCTATTGAAAATATCCTTAGCCAAAGAGAATGCTACAGCTGCTAAACCAGCTTTTAGAGCAGCTGTTCTTAAAGTCGCATTACCTATCAAGTCACCGAACATTTTTGCTTTCTTTATAATAGGATCAAAACCATCTTCTATGCCAGTGACATACTCAAACATTTCTTTAAAACCTTTTTCTGAAAGGGTTGCGGTGCTTTTTGATAATTTATCTACCTGTTCTAATATTCTATCTCGAGCATCTTCTGATATTTTACCAAATTCTTTTTGAGATAGTCCGGCCTTTTCTAATATTTTAGCAAGTATCTCTCCTTCCTCCATAGCTTCTATAGTACCAGATTCAAAATCTGATAGTATATCTTTTTGTAAATCACCTGTAGCATTTAATGCTTTTACTGCGTTTAGTTTTCTATCTTTATCAGCCTTTGTTAAATTCTTATTGCTTCTTAACTCTTCTAAAACTTGAGTTTTAATATTTTTTAATTTTAGCTGATTCTCTTTGTTAATAACACTAAATCTTTCTAATAGCTTTCCTTTCTGACTATCTAAAAGTTTTAATATATCCTTTTCTATACCTCGTGATTTAGTATCTGCTAAGAGTATGTCTTTCTTGAATCTTGCTCTCTCCTTTTCAGCTTCAGCTCTTTTCTTAGCAAGCTCAGCATTTCTTTTCTCTCGCGCCGATATCTGATCTTCAAGTTGTTTGATTTCATCTTTCTTATCTTTTTGATCTTGAAGAAGTTTTAGTTGGTTTCTTAAATCTCTTAAATTAGCCATTTAGTTTCTCTTAGAAATCAGAAGCTTTCATTTTATCTAAATTACTGCCAATTTTTTTCTGAAGATCTCTCAAATCCTTTACCTGCTTAGCTAACTTAGGATTATTTTTAAGCATATTCTTTTCTTTGGAACTGATAGTACCTTTCATAATTTTATTCAAAAAATCAACTACGAAGTTTTCATCGATTTTCATAAGACTCTCCAATGTGATTATTTTTTGTGGATTGATTCAATAATAAATATCAGATTATCTTATTTTTTAAAATTTGGGTGTGAGGTTTTACTCTTTTGTTGAGCTTTTTTGATAGCTTCCTGCTCTTCCTTATAGTGTTTTTGCAACCGTTTGAAGTAGAATTTACGCAGATAGATTGGCATGTTGTACAATTCTGTAAATGACAACATTCCTTGCGAATTGAAGCTTACTTGAAATATTTGTTCGTGTATCTGTGTTTTATATTCCGGCGGAAGGCCAAAGAAACGAAACGGTCATCGGGACCGTAAACTCCTTTTCATTTCCATCAGCATCTATATAGGTTGAAGTCATATCTACATCTGGCATAATTTCATTAACATAGTTTCTGAAAGCCATAGAATCTCTTGATAGGAATTCATTATCGACAAAATGATTTATACTGGTTTTTTTTGAATCACCATCTACTGAAATTATTTGATGTTTCAATCGTGTTGTAAGTTCATAGCCAATGCCATCACCCACTTTTTTGTAACCCTCTACTTCCTTATCTATTTCTTTTTCATCTGCAGATGTTAGAAATTTAAAAGTTATCTTTCTTTTGGTTGCAGGAAGTTCAAATTCAAATTCATTAGAGTTGTTGGTTACAATAGACTCATCTATGAATTTATCCTTCAGCGTAGTTAAGTCAACCTCTACTTTTCTTCCTTCTACCTCTACCTCATACTCTTTTCCATAAGCCAAAATACGAGATGCAATCAATACTGCATTTTTATCACCTATGAGTAAATCATTTACCTTTACTGACTTATCCACTATAAGTGATTCTAATAATTTTTCTATAACAACACCTTTTTGTATGAGATTAACCGAAGTAAGAATATCTTCTTCTTTAGCCGTCATATATTTTATTTCGATTTTGCCTGATGATAGTGCGCTTTCCTTTGGATACAATAATCCCTTAGATGGAAGGTCCACTACCTCTGTAGGGAACTTTACTTCTGACATATTTACTCCTATTAATTTAAATTATAACTTATTTTTTACCAAATTTTTCGGCAGCTGTAACTCCTAAACCAACGACACAAATATACATAAAGTTTTCTAATATTTGGTCTTTGATATCGTATTGAAAAAATGTGTTTGCAACCCAACTTGCAATTAGCATAACAAATGATGCAAAGCCTATAAATCTTTTCGATGAAATCTTTGCATCACTTGATAGCATTTGTTTTAAAAATTCCATATAAACCTCTTAGAATTGTAGGATAGCGTAATCGTATCTAAGCGTTAGTGTTAT